GGATATTAGATCTATTAAAAAATCAGAAACCATTCCATCGCAAATTTAATAATGTTAATTTGTCATTAAATATTAAAAATGCTTTTATAATAATAGATGATTTGAATATTGAAAATAATATTAGGTTTACACTTGGTATGATGAAGGAATATTCTAGAAAAATAAAATTATTAAATGGTGTTATTTATGTATATGATGATAACTTTTATTTTTTGACAAGAGGTAGTTTTAGTAAATACAAGAATAAGAAAACTCTGGTAGAAAAATTAAAAAATATTATTACCGAATTGAAACCATCTTGTATTGTAGATTTATCTATTATATATAGCAATTATCTGAAATCTGAAAATATTTTTCAAATAACATCAGCTGTTATACATAACGATTTTAAAAATTATAAATATAATAACGAATTTCCAAACTATATTGAAACTACTAACATATACAAAAAAACAAAATATATAATCAAAGATACAATTACTATAACCAATTATGATACTACAAAAGCAAGAGTAATAACAAACACAACAATAACAACAACAACAACAAATGCAATGCAGAATACATTTGGAAATCACAGTATTAATAAAATATTGACAGGTAATGAAAGTATTTATATAGCAATTTTACTTTCAAACTATTTTAATATACAATGTATTACACTTGGGGTTATTTTAAGTAATAGCGATGATCCGGAAGAATATAGTAAATCTTTAAATCAAGCTTCACATAAAATTATAAATACGATATTTTTGTTATTTTAGTATATTTTAAAATATTTTTGTTATTTTAAAATATTTTTGTTATTTTAAAATAAATTATTTTTATTATCTATTATTTTAAATTTAATCTTATATAAAAATTATTACCATTTATTTTTATTCACTTTGATTTTAGGCCCTTGGCCTTTGCGTTTTATATTTGAAGGATCATACTGTTCTTCGTCATCATCAGAATGTATATCCTTAGACATCTCCCAGAATTCTTTTGCACCCAATTTAAACGGGCCATGTGTTTGTGCTTTATACCAAAATATTTGATCATGTAATTTATTTGACTTTGCATTATTATTTATTACTAGACATTCAAAATTTTCCGTGCATTGATCCATAACCTGGCAAAAACTTTCAAATGTTGGAAACATACCCGCATAGTTTTCATAAATTCTTTTACGATTTCCAATATACGGCTCACGTAGAATAAAAACATAGTCTATATTTGTTCGCAAATTGGGTGGAATACCGAGCGGATACTGCATCGTAATTACCAACATGACTTTCCAGTGACGCCCATTCATGAAAAGTAAACGCATCATTACGTCCTTGGTCCATTTATTATCGAAAAGACAATCATCTAATACCACAAATGTTCGTGGATCGATTGTGCTTCTTTTATATGTTTCAATCTCCTTTTTCATTTGTTTTAATACAGCTTTTTGTCGTTTTAAAATATTCTCTATAATTGCAGTATTATATGCATCATGGATAAATAATTTAGGTACATGCTCGCCGAAAAATCCATTTCCTGCCTCTGTCCCTGATATAACTGTGCCAATAGGAATATCTTGATGATAATACATCAAATCTTTTACCAAAAAACTTTTACCTGTATCACGTCGTCCGATCAAAACAATAACTGGTCCTTTATTTTCATCTGGTCTAAAACTGATTGAACGCATATCGAATTTAGCTAACTCTAAACCAACGCTCATTATTGTGTGGTTTTTATTTATACTATATATTAAAAAATATAATTTTTATAAACGCATATTTGTTTTTATATTTATGGTTTATATTTATGATTTAGTTTGTTTTAGTTTGTTTTAGTTTGTTTTAGTTTGTTTTAGTTTGTTTATTAGTTTAAAAAGTAATAAAAATATGTATTTAATTAATTAAGTAATAAGATATGGATATTGGTGATGATCAACCTGTTTTCGGAGAAAATACATTTTCTTTGCACTATAGAAAAATAAACAATCGGGATTTATTTTCTTCTTTAGAAAATTCTGAACTTGGAATAAAAAGTAGTAGAAATTATATTCCGTTATATGAAACTTATTTCAACCTAAACGAAACAAACTATAATTCTATCAATTTGAATCAACGATTTTATGTATCAGCTTTATCTGGAGTGGTTGATAAAAATAATATACAGGCTGCTGTAGTAGACGCTTTTAAAAGCACTTCCGATTCTTTAACCATTGTTCATAAACCAATTTTTATAAAATTTTCTCCATTAATTGATCCTGTCAAATACATGTCGGGCAAATATGTAAATGTAAATGTAAATGTAAATACGAATACGGAGCTTTTGAATATTCCCATATTATCTAAACTTGAAAAACAAGGACACTTGAAAGCAAATGATAAAAATAATTCTGCATATGTCGATGGTTTTTTTTCATATTTATCAAGCCAAGTTTTAAATTGTCACGATTTTATTCATGGACTTAATTATTATGGTTCATTTAACGCTATTAAAAGTGAATTTTATTACAACGTATTTGATGATATCGATTATTTAGATAAAAATCCTTTTTTTAACAAAAATAAAACTATTCTTTTTGATGTTGAAGATATAGAATACTTTAACGATAGTGAGACAAATAGTAATTGCAGTGAAACCAAACATTCGAGAAATTCTAGAAATAAAAAAAATAAAATTATTATCGATAAAACAGATAATATAAACGAATCTAACAATACAATAGTTCATGATGATTTTGATAAAATTAATAATGAATTAAATTCAATATTTAATACCTCGCCTCTTTTGGACTTGTCTTGTTCTTCCATATCTTCAATATCTCCCCCTACTTTCTCTACTTTCTCTACTTCTACCACTTTATTGCAAAATAATATTGAATCTGATATTGTATCTGATATTAATACAATGTATACTGATACATCTTTATTTGATGCTATTCCGTTAGATGATATAGAAATTGCAATAAATGAAGATGATGGTAAAATTACCTTAAATAGAAATAACGATAGTGATGGCGAAGACTCGATGACATCGGGTTCTTGTTCGTCACGATCATCTTATACAAGTGAAAGTGGAAATGAAAATGAAACCGGAAATAACGAAACATTTAATATCGAAGAGTCAGTATATGGCGATGGTGGTGGTGGTCGTAGTGGTGGTGGTAGTCGCGATACAGGGGGCAAAAAAATAAAACAAAAAAATGGCAAAAATGCTAAAAATAAATCAAAATCATTTTCTGAAGATTCTTTTTCTGGTGATAACAGCGATGAAAATGACGACAAATCCGGCTCTCATAGTGGGAGCGAAAATGACGAATATGATGAAGATGATTATGATGAGGATGAAGAAACATTGTGGGCTACAATTAAGAATTTTCCCGTATCCGCAATTATGTTGGAAAAATGCGACAATACACTCGATTCACTGATGATGCAAGAAAAAGAAATGACAGAAAATGAATGGACATCTGCACTTATGCAAATTATTATGACACTTATTACGTATCAAAAATTATTCGGATTTACACATAACGACTTGCATACGAATAATGTTATGTTCATATATACAGAAAAAGAATATATATATTATCTTTTTAATAAGAAATATTACCGCGTTCCAACATATAATCGCGCATTTAAAATCATCGATTTTGGACGCGCTATTTATAAATATAAATCCAAAGTCATATGTAGCGACAGTTTCAGTATGACAGGTGATGCAGCCACACAATATAATTGCGAACCCTATTTTAATGATAAGAAGGCGAGATTAGAACCGAATTTTAGTTTTGATTTGTGTCGACTTGGGTGTTCTATTTTTGATTATTTTATTGACAATATAAACGATGTTGACAAAATATGCAAGAAGGAACCATTGGCGAAACTAATAGTAGAGTGGGTTACAGATGATCATAATAGGAATATTTTATATAAGACAAACGGCGAAGAACGTTATCCTGATTTCAAATTATATAAAATGATTGCGCGAAATGTGCATAATCATACACCTCATGCACAGTTATCGAAACCGATTTTTGCGGCATATGAGTTTCCAAAGAAGAAAGTCAAAACTACGCATCGGATAATAAATATTGATAAAATGCCGTGCTATATGGAGTAAAATTGCCTTAATATATCTTAATATATCAAATATTACTAATTATTATATTCTGATAACGAAAATATAATAATTATATTTAAAACCCTGGTGCACCTGTAAATACATCTGGTTTAACACCTAAAACAACTGGAGACTCGTTAAATTGTGTTACAATAAAATGTCCTAAAATATAACTAACAAAAACAATAGCTGC